CTGATGGGAGCTTGAGACCTCACGCAGCAATCTTAGGTGTCCCTCTGATGTTCCCCGGTTCGAGTACTGCGCAGTTTTCATTCCCTGTCTCAGAAGGGGATACAGTGTTGTGTGTATTCTCCCAAAGAAGCATTGAAAGGTTTAAACTAGGAGCTGGGGATAGCCACAGGCCTCTAAATCTCGGAAAGTATAGTAAACAGGATGCGATGGCAATCCCCGGACTGTACACCTTTGATGCAGCCGTCAACAACCCCTCTAAGCGCTCGCTAGAGCACTCTGTAGATGATACCGTGATGTCTACCAACATTGGATCAGGTAGCGAGTGTGAGGTCAGGTTGGGGTCTTCCGGTGACATTACTATTAACTCTCCCAAGACCGTTACGGTTAATTGCAAAGACTCTGTTGTGAATTCTGAAACAGCCGCTATTAACGCTTCATCGTCCATGACGATTGATTCCCCAACCACAACGGTGACGGGAGACATGCTTGTGCAAGGGGTGTTTACATACACGTCTGGACTTGTTGGCAGCGGCGTGGCAGGAGGCTCTACAGCGTCTATCTCGGGGTCTATGGATATCACGGGCGATGTCACCTCAAGCAGCGATGTCAAGGCTTCAGGAGTATCTCTCGCAAACCATGTCCACGGTGGCATTAAATCTGGCAGCGGAACAACAGAAGGGCCAAAATAATGGACATCCTATTAGACGATAATCACGACATTGAATTGTTATTCCAAGAGAGGGATTTTGGATTAACCAAGACCGAGAGTGAATCCCTCAAGCAAAGGCTCCTCATCAAGCTTCTCACATACCAAGGGGAGTGGTTTTTAGATAAGAGTGAAGGCGTTCCTTACTACCAGTCAATCCTCGGTAAAAGGAGAGCCAAGGAAAGCATTGATATGATCTTTAAGAATAAGATCCTTAGCACAAGAGGAGTGGTATCTCTGGAATCCTTCTCATCTAACATTGATCAAACAACCCGCGAATACAGAATGAGTTTTAGAGTCGTCTCTGATAATAAAAAAGAGGTTGTCCCTGTTGAACTCACCATATAAATTTTAAGGAGATAACCATGTCGGGCGTGAGTACAAAAGGATTCAGCTTAAAAAGATTCAGGACTATTCTAGAGGATATGGAGGAAGAAGCCGTATCCCAATATGGATCATCCATCTCCACAGATACCAACAGCGTATTGGGAAGGGCATTGAGGGTTGTTACCCCATCCCTTACCGATCTTTGGGAAACGTCAGAGGAAGTGTACAGCAGCTTCTCCCCAGAGAAAGCAACAGGGGTTTCTCTAGATGCGTTGGCAGCTTTGGCAGGTCTTACAAGATTCTTGCCCAAGCCGACAACATCTCCCGTTATTCTAACAGCGGATTACGAAACCTTCCTTCCAGATGATAGTGCAATGGCGAGCACTTTCACCAATCAGAGGTATACTCTAAAGGATTCTGTATACTTTGGTCTTGAGGGCATCACAGGGCTCCAAATAGAGCCTGTAGACGCCGTTGCAGGTTTAGACTACTACTTGTACTACGGAGACTCTAAAGTCTCTTACACGGCTTCTGCGGGCGATACAGAGGCTGATATTGCAAGGGAGCTGTCAACCCTTGTTGATGGTACATCGACCTTCAATTCTAATGTCTTAGAAGACGATGATAAGGTTGCCCAGTTTCGCACAAAGGATGCCTTCAAGTCTGTTGATTTCAGGCTATCACCCCATCTTGTGGCTAGAAGCGTTGAGAAGGTTTCCACGGCTGTGTCCACAGAGGACGGGGAATACAACCAGCCTCCCGGAACGATTAACAAGGTTGCCGTCCCTGTAAAGGGTTGGACAGGGGTTAACAACCCTGTAAAGGCTTCCCTAGGACGTCTTGGAGAGACAGACGCTGAGCTTAGAGAAAGATTCAAGATGTCCAAGGAATCCCGCGCATCCAATACACTTGAAGCTATCTATTCCGACACCCTTGGTGTTCAAGATATTGAGGAAGTGGTCGTGTATGAGAATGATACAGGTGAAGAGAATGAAAGAGGCTTTCCTGAGCATTCTATTACAACAGTAGCAGAAGGCGGAAGCTCTCTGGAAATTGCTAATATCATCTGGAGAAACAAACCGGCGGGTATTCAGACGTTCGGAAACACGACAGTAACTATTGTGGACTCCCAGGGATTCAATCAGGATATTAATTTCATCCGTCCCGTTGAGGTTCCCGTCTATGTTGACCTAGAGATCAAAGCGCTGGAAGGGTTTCCATCAAGTGGTGACGAGGATATTAAGCAGGCGATCGTTGATTACATTGATGACAAATACTCCATTGGTGACAGGGTTATTTACTCAAGGTTGTATACTCCCATTAACAGTGTTCACAACCACGAAATAGAGAGCATGTTTATTGGAACCTCTCCGTCGTCTAAGTCAACAGGTAATATCAATTCAAACTTTGATGAGATTCCAAGGTCTGCTACCTCATACATCAATGTGAAAGTTACCTAGGAGGTAAATGATGTCTGAAAAGATTATCACCAACATCAAAATTACGAAAGAGTTTGAATCGGTGCAAACCACCTCTGATGACCAGACAGAGATTACCCTTAAGAATATTGAGGTTGATGAAGATGTTAATAACATGCCTTCGTTGTACATAGAAGGTTCCTTCGAACTTGATTTCAGTGTGACCTCTCCGACAACTATAGAGCTTCTGTCCACATACCCTAAAGGGACTACGGTTAGCGTTCTACAGTATAACGTAGACGACGGGAGATAACCTTATGAGTATCGAGATAAAGGATTACGTTGACATTGCAAGAGGGAGGTATACAGAACAATTTAAGAACAAGCCTAATTTTGACAGCCTAATCTACACGTGGCTCCAGCAGTCAGAAGAGTTACAGCAGGTTGTCTCAGGTATTTCAGACATCAAGTTTATCGAAAGGGCTGAAGGGCAGCAGCTCGACAACATCGGTGAGATTGTTGGACAATCGAGGCTTTTGATAGACGCTAACTTGATAGACTTCTTCGGGTTTGAAGGTATCTCCATCGCACGGTCATACGGTGATCTTGATGATAGAACGAAAGGCGGCAGGTGGAAATCATTAGGTGAGAAGGCAACAGGTAATATCACACTGTCTGATGATGAGTACAGATTGTTCCTCAAGTCTAAGATTATCAGGAATAGCACTACAGCGACAACAGAGGATGTAATCGCCTCCGCTAAGTTCCTTTTCCAAGCTGATAAGGTTCATCTTATTGAAGGCGAGAAGCCCGCTTGTTACTCAATTGCAATAGGTAAGAGATTAACGCAGCAAGAGAAGAACCTTCTCAAGTATTCTTATGTTGATGGCGTAGATAGAACGTTCCTCGTAAAGCCTGCTGGTGTATGTGTACAAAACTACAGGGAGTTTGATCCGCAGAACTTCTTTGCATTCCAAGGCGTCAGAGGTGCGAAAGGATACGGTGATCTAAAAGATATCGCAGAGACCTTCATGACGATCGAGAACAGCCTTTTCAAAAAGGCTACCACAAGGTACGTAGGAGAAGATGGTGATAAGGATGTTGATATGCCGTATAACTCTTCATATACATCAGAAGTGTATGTAGAAGGTGCGCTGTCAAACAACCACTTTTTAAGTTCTAACAGGGTGTCTTTTCCGTATGAGCTAAGTAAGGGTACCAAAGTAACTCTGGTAGGGATGCACGCTCAAGAGGTTAAGGAGACGCGCTATGAACTCAAAGACCCCGATGTGACAAAATTAACAATCGGCGGGATATACTCATCAATCATTAACTGAGGTAACAAACATGGCTAAACTGGAAAAACCGAGTAATCTTACAAAATACCTATGGGCTTCAGGCGGCGAGGCTGTAGAACCTACAGATGATAAAAAGCTTAAAGGGTGGGTTGCTGAAATTCCCCCGTTCCAGTTTGAGAACTGGATACAGAACCGAAATGGACGTGCCATTGCCCATATCATCCAAGCGGGCATTGCTGATTGGGACGATTCAACACAGTACCAAGAGGGAAAGTCCTACGTACAAGATGAAGACGGTGTCATCCACAAGGCAACTCGAACACAGTCTGGTAACAACCCAAAGTTTGA